AGGGTATCTTATAATCAGCAAATATTATAATGGAAACACTAAATCCAGGAGAATCTAAAGAAAACAGTCCTCTTTATGAAAAACTTTTTAAGCTATCAATTGAAGAACTAAAGGATAGTTGTAAAAGAAACTCTATTACGGGTTTCTCAAAACTTAAAAAAACTGATATTGTTAATCTTATTATTAAAAAACTTTCTTCTTTAAAGATTGATGAATTAAAAGTATTATGTAAGAATAATAATCTATCTGGATATTCGACATTAAAAAAAGATGATCTTATATCATTTATTACTACTAGTAATATTATAAAAGTTACAGACACGCCTGAAGAAAAAGGTAGTAATATTTTATTGGCTAACACCCAAATTGGTGTCTTTACAACAGAAAATATGCTTGAAAATATACTTAATGAAAAAAAACTTCTTGAACAAAAAGAAAAACTTATTTATGAACAACTTGAGAATGAACGTATAGAGAAAGAAAGAATTCTATTATTAGAGAAAGAAGAGAAAGAACGACTTGAATTGTTAGAGAAAGAACGACTTGAATTGTTAGAAAAATATACCAGCCTTCGGGATCAAATCGATGTGTCCAATATATCATTAGATACATCTGATAATAAAAACAAAAAGAAAAAAATTCCAAAGGCAGTTAAAACACATGTATGGAATTTATATATAGGATCTCATATAAATGAACACCGTTGTTTATGTTGCAAAAAAGCTCTAATAAAGATAACTGATTTTGATACAGGTCATGTATTATCAGAGTCGGATGGTGGAACAATGGAAATATCAAATTTAAGGCCTATATGTAGTGTTTGCAATTATTCTATGGGAACAATGAATATGATAGATTATGTTAAGAAATACGGTTATTATATTTAGTTTATATAAATATATGGCTTCTCGTAAGATAGGAAAATTATCAAATGTAAAGCCGTATTAAAGTAATTTTATTATTTCTTTTACACTTTCTAAAGAACCTTGAACCCATCCTTGGTTTTTAGAAAACCCTTCACCTACAAAAAATATATCTTCAACAGGATTTCTTGCTACTGATAACCATTCATCTCTATTTTTATATGTATTTTTTAGAGGCTTATAATAAGTTGTTCCATTATTCCAATAAGCTATTTTTGTATTTACTACTTGAATATTTATTCCAAAGTTTTTTTCTATTTCTTCTTCTAAAATAGAATTAACGTTATCTTCATATAATGTAGTAAAATATTTAAATCCCTTGTCAGCATAATAGTTATCATTATATCCTATCATATATATCCCGTTATCAGAATCAATAGGTATAATCTTTTGTAAGAAGGAATCTAAAACGGTTAAATTTTTTACCTTTTCTTTTAATAAATCATTGCCTTTATTAATTTTAGCATATATTCTAGAAAAAGTTTGAACATTTAAATCATTAAGTATATTTAATATAGTTTTATTATCTTGAAATATAATTCGTGATGTATCAACAGTTGATGAACATATTAATTTATCATAATTGTATTTAGCTTTATCCGTTATAATAAATTTTTTATTAGAATTTACACTTGTTACACTTTCATTTAATAATATATTATCTTTTAATATTTTATATAGATTATCGAGAAGTATTTGCCATTTTATAGAAAACGCTTTCCAACCCGATATTAAATCATCGAATCCGTAATCATCAATTGTATCTTCTATATCTGAGTGTATAAAATCTGAAAATCCACATTTTTGTACAAACTTGGAATAGTTTTTACAATGTTTTTTTAAGAAAGATAAAAAGGTGCATGTAGAACGAATACTTTTTATCTTATTATAAATTTCTCTTAAATCTGAAACATATTCTAATATATTTATATTATTTATTTTATCAATAGAAGGTGAGTAGCTAATTTTTGTTATATATTCATTAACAGGAACATTAAGTTCTTTACACAAGTTATATAGCAATTTATCTTTTTCAAATCTTCCAATTCCTGCTCCTAATGGTACTTGTTTATCTAAAAAGTTTTCCATGTATACTCTTCCACCGTATCTATCATCTTTTTCTATTATAACAAAATCTTTATTTAATTGTTTTAGAATATATCCTGTATATAATCCAGAAATTCCTGCTCCAATAATAATAATCATTACCTATTTATTTAATATTAAAATAAAGAATATTAAATAAATAGGTAATGATTATCTAAAATAAAAACTATTATTTAATGTATAAATATAATATATTAAAATGAGTATATTTGAATATAAAGATCTTCTTCATTATACTAAAAGTTTTCTTGATAATAAAGATATTATAGAACTAATTTTGTGTTCTAAAGATATTTATAAAATGATAGGACAAAAAGACACTTTTACGTCTTTTACTGTATGTGATAAAGACATTTGTGTCATGGTAAAATTATTTTTAAAACATAAAAAAAGTATCTATAAAACAACATTAATAAATATAGAAGATCCTTATATATTATGGCCTTTTGGAACACCTTATATGATATTTATCGATTGTAATAAAGTAGATGTAGAAAATGCTTATAATAACTATAAAGAAGCCAAAAAAGTGATTGTAAAAGGTATTAAAAAAAATAAACGCCCTGCTCGATATTGGCATTAAATCCGTCGTTATATCCATCGCTTTCTCTATATATATTATCATTTTTTGAAAATGTAATACCCCTTCTTTGTCCTATTATCATATCATTTCCAAAATAATTTCTAATATTAGAAATGTGATAATGATATATCATTAAACCATATACAGGATTTTTTAATAAATATCCTATATTATATAATTGATCTGCTAATACACCATCACATAGAAATTTACCCATATAAAAGTTACCTATATTATAATTTATTTTTCCTCTCCATATCCAACAATCATGACTTCCACCTCCAACATTAACTTTTATATCTTGAATATTCAAAATATTTTGAATATCGTGTCTTGAAAGACATATAAAATTATTGATATCAAGTTCTAATGTCTCAAATCCTTTTCCAATAATAATATCAGAATTTATTAAAATATTTATATCATTCTCTGATGTGTTATTATTAGCAGCCATAAAAAAATCAATAAATTTATATCTTTCAGCTGTTTTTATAACTGTAATTTTATCTATTTCTTTTCTAGCGGAAAAGCGATCGGAGATCGATTCTTTTCTAGCGGAAAAGCGATCGGAGATCGATTCTTTTATATCTTTATCAGACTCATTGATAATTGTTATATGATTTATACAAGGATTTTTAATATTCATTTCTAAACATTTATCTATTTCTATCTGTCTATGTGGATTCTTATCAGTGTAATAAGAAAAATAAAGATTAATATTATGATTTTTATTAATAGAATTAACTTCATTTATTGTAGCAATCATTTCAAGTGTATTTGAAACATTTGAAACATTTGAAACATTTGAAACCAATTCTATAGTGGAAGAAGGATTTATTATTATAAAACCATCGCTTATTATATTATTATATCTATCTATATTAATTTTATCTATATCTTCTTGTTTTATAATTATTAAACCATTGTAATTCGTAATTAGCTCTTCGATATCAAAAGTGTCCAAATTATTATCCAAATGTAAAAATATAATACAACTATTTAATAATTTTTTATCATAATCCAATAATTCATAATTATCTTCATTAATATATACTATATTCTTTTTTATGTTTTCATATTTATTAGACATACTTATAGAATAAACTGTATTATTACTATTATATGATAAATAATAAGTAGTCAAATCATCTATAGATCCCATAACAAATATATCAGAATTATTAAAGTATAAAGTCAAATAAGACAATAAATTATAATTTTTATTATCTATTTTGGAGTCAATAGTATCATTGATATCATTAATATCATTGATATCATTATATACTATACTAAAATTTTTTGATGATATATCTATAACTCTCTTCATTTATTTTTATATTATTTATTCATTAAATAATATAAATTATATAGTTAGCTGTATTTAAAATCCCAAATCCAAATCTTCTGCCATATACTTGATGAAACTGTTATCATCATCTGGCAAACCAGCCTTCTTACGGGCATCCATGTACCTACCCATATACTGTTGATGATATTCTGAATTTTCATCTTTCATTTTAACAATGTCTTCACGAGTCTTGATAATACTTTTCTTCATATCCTCCATCTTCTTCAATGTCTCATGATAAGTCCATGATAACTGTGCCTTTTTTACCATCAATTCAGTATATAGATCGAATGGATCAACTTCATTCTTCTCTACATCAGCCAATAATTCTTTTTCACGTTCCTCGATTTCTTTCATAGTTCGTCGTTCTTCGTCACGCTTCTTTCGGATCTCAGTTGAAGTAGAATCCACTATCTTTTTCTTAATATCAACATCTGTTGTATCAGATATATACTTTTTAGAAACACATAATGGAAATGGTCTTCCTACATAAGTATTGTATATATTATGATAGCTATCAGCGTTTCTGATAAGATATTCAGCACGCAACATAGCTTCGTCTTCTGTCGCAAATGTTCCTCTAATCTTTAACATTCCGTAAACTCCATCAGTATCGGGAGTAGCACCTTTAGATGGAACAAATGAAATAAGACCGTAATTCTGATTTTGTAACTGTGGGTCAGCATAAAAACGTTCAAAACGTGGAAACTTATTTACATAATCATTATTTACAAGTTCACTCTTTGCGCTCTTTACCTCTTCCTCGCTAAAGTTTACAGACCCTAAATTATAACTTGTTTGTTCACTACTTACTTTATCGGCGGGTGAAGTTAAACTATTTTGTAATTCCAATTCCTTACTCATTTTTATTTATTATTTAATTCTTTAAAATAATAAATTTTATTAATCGTATCATATTTACTCGTACATCTTCACTTTATTTATAACAAAATTTCCCAAAGACTGTTCAACAGACCAAATTAAATTTTTATATTTAATACTTAAATTATATTCTCCGCACCCGTTATTTGATACATAAATATTATTATTTTCAATATAATTTATACTCATCTTCTTTATCATTTCTTGAGCCTTATTATCTAAAGATTCAAAACTTCCACATCCAATTGGGACATTATCTAATGATAATACATATAATGCATCTTCATCTTCATCTTCATCTTCACTATTTTCCTCTTCTTCAACATCTTGATCTTCTTCCTCTTCCTCATCTTCCTCTTCTTCAACATCTTGATCTTCTTCCTCTTCCTCTTCCTCAACATCTTGATCTTCTTCCTCTTCCTCTTCCTCTTCATTATCTTCATCTTCCTCTTCCTCTTCCTCTTCCTCTTCCTCTTCATCTTCCTCTTCATCTTCTTCTTGATATACATTATCATTTAGACTTACATCATTATCAAGCTCATTATCAAGTTCGTTGTCAAGCTCATTATCAAGTTCGTTGTCAAGTTCGTTGTCAAGCTCGCTGTCAAGTTCTTTATCATCATCTATATATTTTACTTTGTTACTCTTACGTTCTTCTAAAAATTTTTTATAAAGGTCATTAACATTACCCATTTTATTATTTTGAAGTTCAGAAATATCTTTTAATAGACTGTTTAAATTGATATTATTCAACATAAAATTGAAGCTTTCATTAAAAATATTATTTTCTACTTTATATTCATTTATATCCATTTGATCCTTCTCATCTATATCCATCTCATCTATTAATTCTGGCATGTCCAGATCATCATCATCGTTATTGTTATCGTTATTGTTATCGTTATTGTTATCGTTATTGTTATCGTTATTGTTATCGTTATTGTTATCGTTATTGTTATCGTTATTGTTATCGTTATTGTTATCGTTATTGTTAT